AACTAATGACAATGAGTTAAAGCTCGCTGCGATAATGGGTACTGCTATCCACGCAGAGATTGAAAGATCACTAGCAGATAATCCAGATGTGCTGATTGAAACCGAAGTTGAATACAACGGAATGAAAGCACACATTGACTGTTTCGTACCTAGTACTGGTGATGTGATTGACTGGAAGACAAGCAAGGTCCGGAACCTTGGTTACTTTCCAACTAATCAGCAACGGTGGCAGGTACAGCTATACGGCTACCTCCTAGCTAACAACGGCTATGCGGTCAACCGAGTGTCACTGGTAGCAATTGCCAGGGACGGGGACGAAAGAGATGTCAAGGTTCACACCGAAGACTACGATGAGTCCATTGCACTAGAAGCACTCGGTTGGCTAGCGGCTGTTAAGGAAGCAAAGGAAGCGCCAGCACCAGAACGCGATGCAAGTTATTGCCAGTTCTATTGCAAGTTCTATGATGCTACCGGTGAGATGGGATGCGTTGGTCTAAAAAAAGAACGTACGTCAGTCAATGAAGTAATTATTGCTGACGAAGATGTTGACAAGAACGCACTGTTGTACTTACAGTTAGCAGCACAGATTAAAGAATTAGAAAAGCAACAGGATTCTTTGAAGGCATCCTTTGAAGGAGTACTGGGTACTACTAATTCTGGTATCGAAGTTAGTTGGACAACTGTTAAAGGGCGTGAGTCAGTTGACAGTGATGAGGTAGAAAAACTATTAGGGTTTGTCCCTAAGAAGGTAGGAGCTGAGAGTCAGCGACTATCAATCAAGCAAAGTGGAGGCAAGTAAATGGCTACAGAAGGAACAAAGTTCCAGATCAATTACAAGTTAACTGATGGAACACTTATCAACTTGTATGCAAGAGATGTTCAAGATTTAGAGACAGGTCTTAATGACCTAGGTATGGTGTCTGCATTGATTGCAGCAGTAGGTAAAGATCTAGGTTCAACATCGGTTGCAGCAGCACCAACAGTTGCAGCAGTAGCACAGGCTTTCAATGCAACACCAGTACAGGCAGCACCAGCACCAGCAGGTGGTGCTAATACCTGCCGTCACGGTGCAATGACACTACGTTCAGGTGTCGGACAAAAGGGTCCTTGGTCAGGTTATATGTGTGCAGCACCTAAGGGTGCGCCAGATAAGTGCGACACTATCTGGGTTCGATAACCAATGCGGGAGCCAAGTCAATACGAAGCTCCTAGTTGTGCAACTGTAGGTGGTGACTACTGGTTTCCTGAGAAAGAATCAGGTGGCATTGGTCAGGCTGAAGCAAAGATTGCAAAGTCTATTTGCTACTCTTGTCCACACAGAAGAGAGTGTGCAGAGTGGGGAATCTATAACGAATTACACGGAATCTGGGGTGGCCTTGCCGACCTAGATCGCAGACGCATCCGTAGAGAACGTAATATCAGATTAAATCAGGAGGACAAAAGTGCTTAACCTTTCCCGCGCTTGGAGTGGAGTGCTTACCAAAGCAACACCACTACCTGATGTGTGGAATGGGTTAGCAGTAGAAGGTATTAAGTTTCGCAGAGGCCAGGTATGTATGGTAGCTGCTGCACCTAATGCTGGTAAGTCTATGTTCTCCCTGATCTATGCAATCAAAGCCAAAGTTCCTACACTTTTCTTCTCCGCAGATACTGATACCACTACCGTAATGATGAGGTCTGTATCACATCTATCTGGTCACTCACAAGTGACAGTCGAAGCAAACCTTTCTAACGACAGTAAGTATTACAACGCACACTTAGACAAACTTTCACACATCAAGTGGGTCTTTGATTCATCTCCAAACATTGATGACTTGGAGTTAGAGATCAGGGCCTACGTTGAACTCTATGGACAACCACCTGAGTTGATAGTCATTGATAACTTAATGAACATCACCGCCGAGACGGACAACGAATGGGCAGGACTTAGAGCAATTATGATGGAGCTTCACGATATGGCACGCAAGACTGAGGCCTGTGTGATGGTGCTCCACCACGTATCAGAACAGTCAGAGTATGGGTCACCTAGTAACCCACCTCATCGCAGAGCAATTCACGGAAAGGTCAGTCAGTTACCTGCACTGATACTTACATTGGGCTATGACCCATCGCAAGGAATACTTAAGGTAGCACCGGTGAAGAACCGCTTTGGCGCACACACTGCTGATGGAAGCAAATATGCACAGCTACTGGTAAACTACGCAGCAGTACAGATCTCAGATCAAAATGAGTTTGGTTGGATGCTAAGGAAAGATACGATTGCAGGATACCAAGGAGGATACAATGTCTGAACAGTTATCAAATAAGTACCGAGATAATCTCAAGGTAGATGGGTTGCGTGCAGATGTTGATGCACTCAAGGTAGACCTAACCAACTTCGTTGGTGCGCTATTGCAATCTGGTATCGTCGAGTTAGTCAAAGACGAAGAAGGTAACATCATCTATAAGATCAACAAGGTTGTACTGGTAGATGAGTCAGTACAACAAGACTAAAGGTTCTCAGTTTGAGACAGATGTAATGAAGTGGCTACGCAATAAAGGCGTAACTGCAGAGCGTTTGTCTAAAGCTGGGGCAAAGGATGAGGGCGACATCGTAACTGTTATCGCAGGAGAAACCTATATCCTTGAACTCAAGAACAGGGCAACCCTATCTTTGCCTGAGTTCTGGAGAGAAGCACAAGTTGAGGCGCTTAACTATGCAAAGGCAAGAGGTCTTGGGGAAGTTCCTCTGTCTTACGTAATAGTTAAGCGTCGCAACGCATCAATAGATCAGGCTTGGGTAATCCAAGACTTAACTCAATGGTTAAAGGAGAAACAGTAATGCCAGTTCCAGAAGGTAACATCACAACATCAGAGATACTAATACCAGAAGTTGTAGAACTAGATGAAGCAATAACAGAAGCTGATGCAGAAGAAGCGACAGAAAAATATGATTTGCCAGAACTGTCATAAGGCAGGAGAAGAGAACACTCTTGCTCACTACAAACGTTCATCTCAGTGGCACGATAAGTGTGATGACAAGGGGTGTGTATGCCAGCACAAGACTGGTCCAGGGTACGTAAAGCGGGCAGGTTCAAAGGTGGCGTTGATGCAAACTCAATCCCCATAGCAGCAATTGTTTCGCACTTCGGAGGTGAAGTACGTGAAGGCAAGAGTGCTTCGGTTCGTTGCTGTTTACATAGTGACAGTAGACGTTCAGCAGTTATCAATACTTATGACAATTTATATTTCTGCCATACCTGCGGTAAGGGTGGCAACGCAGCTAACTTAGTGTGCATACTAGAGAACTTGGAGTTTAACGATGGCCTCAAACGTGCAGTCGAAATTGCTGCTGGAAGCGGCGCAGCAATACGCACAGGCAATAAGTCCAGAGGCTCTAGCCGTACTCGAAGGACGTGGGATCTCTGAAGAGACAGCAGGACTGTTTCAGTTAGGGACTATTACCAATCCAATCAATGGTCACGAGATGTATGAAGGGTGGCTATCCATCCCGTACATCACCGCCTCCGGTGGTTGTGTTGGCTTTAAGTTTAGAAGATTAGATGATGCCAAGCCTAAGTATGGTTCACCTACTGGGCAGAAGGCACACCTGTATAACGTATGTGACATCACCGTTGACTCACCTTACATCGTTGTATGTGAAGGTGAATTAGATGCGATAGTTACTAGCGGTGAACTTGGTATCCCAGCAGTGGGTGTGCCAGGTGTTGCTGCTTGGAAGCCACACTTTCCAAAGCTATTTGCGGGGTACGAAACTATCTATGTTGTTGGTGACAATGACATCAAAGAGGATGGGTCTAACCCAGGTGCTGAGTTTGCTAAGCGCGTGGCTAACGAGGTAATGAACTCACAGATTGTTACACTACCACCAGGTATGGACATCAATGATTACTACTTGGCTAATGGAATTGAAGCCACAAGAGAACTGCTGATAGGTCGTCAGTAGTGGCATCCATCTTTATTCAGCTTGCTTCTTACCACGACTTTGAACTGGGTAAGACTA